CAAACTATTAAGCCAGATGTTTAGTGAATCCACTATCGCGTCAATCAGTCTTCGATTCCCTGGCTTATCGACAAACTGGTAAACAGTTAATACTACTGTATTGCCTACCCAATCTGTCATCCTCCGCACAGGTAACCATCTGTCCTTAGGATCACTACTGCTAGGATAGATCGACATGTTGTTTCCCCATAACTTCCATCCACCTATCCAGTTGATAGCAGTTATGATTCCCTGTCCATTCAACATGTCAGCATAAGACTTCCCAAACGCTACAACTATAGGTGAATCTGTCGGACCTACTAGCGTCTTGTTCATCTTGAGGTTTTTATTCGAAGGAGACTCAACAGGAACATCTCCATTACTGTTATCGACAAACTCCGTTAGAGCACCTGCCTGAACCGACAACCAGAAGTCCTTTTCTGACATTCCTACTCTAGGCCAAAAGGCACCTAACCTATTATCAACATAGTTGTTTTGCTGCTTCCAAGGATAGACATCCAAGGGTTTAACGATAACAGTTGAATCAATATCGCAGTAAGTTATACACTTAAAGCAACCATTAATATTAGCTCCCTTCGAGGCACACACTGCCGCTACCTCAGGATCTTGTGACCATGAGGGAGTTAGGATAATCCCTGGCACTACTGCCAATAGGGGAAACACATCCTCGATAACCTCCAGTCCTGTTCCCTTACCTGTGACAGGATCAACACCTCCTATAATAGTAGCCTTGGTAACCAAGCTCATATCACAAGGTGTATAGCTAAGTTTAAAGTTCGCGTTAGGATCAGTAATGGCACCACTAGGAATTCTGGTAATCATCAAGGTTTCCAAGCCTAAGGCATCAATACCATGCGAGGCAATATAGTCAACTTCACTAACATAAGTTGTCGCTCCATCCTCACTCTTAACAACTACCGTCTTGAGTGGCACATCTGCCGCACCAGTGTCACAAACTCCATTAGTAAACGAAAATGGAGCATCTACCACAGGAGTACCTGCCCACATAGGGTCAGCACAATCCGCGACACTACTAAGGATAATAGGTCCAGTATTCTGCAGAACAAAATAGTTGTAGATGACACTGCACAAGGGATACCTATGAAATGAGTAGTTAAATCCCATTTCAGCAACTGCCTGCTCGTAGGTGTAGTACATACGAGGAGTATCTTTTGGAGCAGGACTGTCTGCCAGATAGTTAGGTGCAACTCCAACTGCTACAGGTATACCTGAGTCTGCAGTTATAGGAGCAACTATCGAGGTAGGAACATCCCTCCATGTTACGCCATGTTTATATGTTGAGACTGCCATAGGCTTGATTTCTTTCCCTTCCTACTTAGGAAGTGTTTTTGCTATATCTAGCATTTTCTGATATGCGATATTCTCTGCAGTACCTTTCTTGGTTATGTTTGCCTTTGCTTGTGAAAGTTGCGAAGTAGGAACATAAAGCGTAGCTACTATCGGATTTGCTCCTACATACTGTGCCAACCCTGGTGGAAGTGTAGCCTCCAGAAAAAGGGTATTAAATTTTAAGCCTAAAGGGAAAATATTAGGTCCTATATACATCCAATTAGTGTCCATAAGGTGTAGGTCTGATAGGAGTTGTATAAGGTATCGGAAACTCGTTATACCTGCCTGGAGTAGTTTCTCCTGTCATAGTAGTTACATCGAATTGATTGCCTGCAAAAGTTCCTGTCTCGAAAGTTAAAAGCATCTCACCAAAGAAGTAGGGAAAGTAATTAGATGAGCCTCCTCCATAGAATCTATTAACCTCCCATTTAAGAGGCATCCTCAGAGGGAATCGCTCCCTGACAATGCTAACCTCTCTGAGCCTATCCTTCATCTTTTGTACAATGTTAAGCACATCTTTGAAACCTTGCTGGTCAGGAGTTTTATCGAATGTCCCTATTAATACCTCTACCTCGGTTAACTCCCTATCAACCGAATTATCTTTGTCAAAAGCCTGCACACCTCTCCTGACACTAACAATAATGGCAGGATAAGTAGTTATATCGCCAGGAACTACAGCACCTACTTGATCCCTAGGGATGTATCCAGACCATACCTTAGGAGGAACCATCTCATCTGTTTGCTCATTCGAAGGGAACAGATAAGTATTAGTATTCTGAGCAAAGAATTCTACTAAGGCATCCTCTAACTCGAAAATAGTAAAACTCATTTAAGACTCGCCTCCTTAGCTGTTAGTTTCTGTCTAGCCTTGGCTCTGACTCTGGCAGAATCCTTGTGTAGCCTCTCTAATGCATAGGTAGTATTATGCTTTAGCCTATCCGAGGTAGCTTTATTGATGATATTCTGTATCTCCTTAGATACACCTGTCTCTCCAGCCATTGGAGGAATACCTATCGTCATAACAGGAAAGATAGGAAACTTCGAAGGTTGTCTCCTCTCCATTATCCTGCCATCAGGTAGCTGGAATGCTCCCTTGATTAACTTTTTCTGTCCCTTGATGATAATAGCTGAAACAAACGTATGACCTTTTACAACTTTCACATTGATATGGAAAGCTGAGACTTTCATCATAGGACCTTTAGCCATCAGATGTCCCGTAAGGTCAGACCATGTAGCTTTTTTCATCTCAAATCCACTCTTGACGTTAGTAGAAGTGATGGCGTATCGCGCGCTAATAGACTTAGCTGCCGCAGTCCTACCTGCTAGCAAACCTCGATTAATGGCATCCGCAGCAGCCTTAGGATACCCATTCTGAATCCCTGCTAAAGCTTTCTCTGCTTCTTTAAATCCTAATGGTATGACACCAAAAACAAACATATGGAATATACTCCATACATAGAACGTCCTAACATTGACGTATTCATGCTATCAATTTGTCGAGAGCAATCTCGTAGCATTCCTCTGCATCCGTTACCTCTACTATACGCCAACCTATTTTAAAAGGCGCAACTGGCGTATAAATAATCTGTTCAGCTTTAGGCTCTACCTTAAACAGACTCTTATGGATAAACAGCAAGACGCTACCCATATATACTCCCTGCTGTTGTACTATTAACCTACTTTTTAGAGCCTCCGTATCCCAAACACAATTAGTAATAAATCTAACTGGTTGCCCATCCTCTACTATCTCAAATTCTAAACCCTCAACGTCAGTATTAGTCGTATCTAGATGCCTCGCTCCAAACTCATCAGGGTTTAGAAAGACAGCATCTAGATCAGGACTAAACTCTTCTTTGAGACTCATCTCTTAGGTTTCAATCTCCTAACCAATGGTTTCTTAGGTTCCTCTGGCAAGGTTAACTCCTGCATAGGAGATGTCTGCTGCTCTTCCTCGTCTAAATCATCTGTTATTTCCATTACATCAACAGGACTTGTTAGGTCCATATTAACTACCCCACTAGCAAGATACTTAGACTTTTGTAGATGGGCAGGTATTGACTCCTTATCTACTACAGTCCCTCTACGGAGGTACTGCCCATCTCCAAGAAACATGTCAACTTTTAGAGTAACCTTCATGCAGCATTCTCAATGACTTTCCAACTAAGCAAGTCAATAGGAACAGGAACAGGACGAGAGGTAATCGTCTGCATCCAGAAATTCTTATTAACATTACATTCTATCTTGGGAACCCTGTCAGCAGAGTAGTAGTGGAATTGTCCATCCTCCTGTTCAATTTGGATAACCATTCCATAGATCAACCTGTTTTTAACATCATTACTGCCAATTAGTACCTTGCCAGGAGGAACGAATGGACTAGCAAGAGTAGCACCAGGAGTAGCAGGATCAGCAGAGGTAAACTTTGCATAATAGATCCAGTTCTCCATCACAGGATTAGTGAAGCTAGGTCCTCTCTGTACTCCATTAGGTGGAATCTCTGTCCCTCCTGGTAGAGCAGCAAAAGGAACAAACTGTGGAAACACATTCTTCATGGCATCCTTAACATTAGGATTTTTCCATAATGCTGTCCATGCCTCAGGAGAGTACACAGCTACATTTCCACTATAGCCATTACTATTTAGATCACCTTGTACTCTAGTCAAATCAGCCAGAGGATCACTAGTAGGATCAGTCCAAGGTTTACCTAACACCTCGATATTAGTAAACCCATAGTCAATAGTGATGTTAGTCTTATTCCTGTAGTTAATAGGAATAGTCCCATTAAACATGCACTTACAGCACATCCATTCCTCTGTACGTGCAATCTCATCATCCATATCCTGCCCATCCTCTGCAACTATCTCTGCGAATCTCTCATCAGGAGATTTATAGTTGTAGATATTCTCTCCCATTGTAGGTCCTCGCAACTCCCTAGGAGTTATAACCCTGGCAGGTGCAATGATAGGAGCAGGAATAAAGGTTTCCTTGAAAGGTCGTCTCCTACCCACAACTTGATTCTCTAAAGGTAGGATAAAAGGTGCAAGTCCTCTACCTCCTAACTTGCTATCAATCCTGACTATCTCTGAATCAATATACTCTGAGGCTGAGAAAAAAGTATCCCTAATAAAAGCAGGTACAGGATAGCGATACTTCCAAGACTCAATAACAGTAACTGTATTAAACAGTCCATAGTCTATCGTATTAGTTGATTGTGGCATAAACTATCCTTTCCTTTTCCCTGCTTTCTGTTCCTCAGGAGGTGCAGCCTCTGATGCAGGCATAGGATACACCTTGCCTCCTGTTGGTACAGGAGAGATATCAGTATAGGCATCATAACTATACTTTAGAGTAATGCCTAAATCTCGCAAAGCCTTGTCGAGAGGACCACCAGGAGTAATAGCAGCATTATTAGCTGATTCAATCTCCTGGCTTAGGAACGTTCCACCTCGATAGACCATGACAGCAGCAGTAACATTAACGTTATCGGCAGTAATATCAAAACCATCTGCTAACACACCAAAGATAGTTGCTCCTACTGCATCTGCTAGCCCATCCCAAGGAGTTAGCTGCTCAGTACCAGGATCATAGCTCATGAACCTACCTGCTCTCTGCTTACCTGCATTAGGATTTAGGTCAGCATTGAATGTAGCAACAGCATCTAAGTCATTGCCTATGATAGTGAGAGGAGGACCAACATGTGTAACTGAAGTATTTAACATTTAGTTTCCTTTCCCACTACCGTTAGCTGCAATAGCCATCTGAAATCTCTTGTTACGAGAACGTAGGTTAGTCTGTGCCTCAGTTAACAACTTAATACCCTTAGTCCTCTTATCATCCATCTTAACTAGTGGCGCATCTCCTGCAGGAACCTGACCAGCAGGTTTAGCATCATTAGCTAACCTCTGCACATTACCAGCTTGCACTAAACTAGTCTGCGCAACTGCATAGCATTCTGCAATTATATCTGCAGGCTGCTTGCCATCTGTTTTGGCTTTTGCTACAATAGCCTCCACTCCTGGCACTATCATAGCATCCAAAGCAGCTAACCTAATCCTCTCATCTTGTGCAGCTTTAACCTGCAAAGATGCTAGCAACTCAGGATGCTGCTCTCTTAGTTCTTCGATTGTCATAACTATAGGCTCATCTTTCTTCTCTGGTTTCTTAACATCTATCCTGGCTACAGCCTTTGGCTGAAACTTAGGTTTAACCAAAGGATAATCAGGCACATTCTTGTACTGATACTTAGCAAAATTCATTTTCTGCCCACTACAAAAGATCTGTGTACCACTAACTCTAGCTATCGCTCGAATCTTGCCTCTAACCTTATCAACAAATCCATTCTCCAAAGCTTCATCTGCAGTCATCCAGGTTTCATCTGCCATTAACTGCCTAATGGTATCCTCTTGAATCTTCCCCTTAACCTGTTCCTTGTAGACGCTAACAATAGGAATAGTTAATTGATCCAAATCCTCTGCAGCCTTCCGCATAACCTCGGCATTACCTACAGTTATTCCCCAAGGGTAATGAATCATGTAGTTAGTATTATGCCGAGCTACTACCTCATCTGCTGCACAAGCTATGATGGTTGCTGCACTAGCTGCCACTCCATCAATATAGCTAGTAGTCTTAGCAGGATGGTCACCAATAATCGAATAAATAGCCTGTGCGGTAAAGGCATCTCCTCCTAGACAGTTAATATGGATGTTCAACCGTTTGATATCTCCTAACTCGTCTAGCTCATCAGCAAACTTCTTAGCTGTTATACCTCCACCAGTCCAGAAGTCCTCGCCTATGTCCTCATAGATACGCATGATAGCAGTAGTAGCAGGCTCTTCCCCTTCTGCCTCCTCTGCCTCTAGCTCAGTCAGGTTTGTTTCAGCCTCCTCTGCCGCATCGAGTCTGAACAACTGGATACCTATTCCCTGTCTGCCTCTGCCCTCATTTCGAACAATCGACCGTAAAAATGCTTTCATGATTCCTGCCAGGATGCCTCGCAAACGCTCACATTTGACTTGTGGGACATTTTGATTCCCAAAAGGTCTACTCTACTTGCTCGTATATCCCAACATCCTCCAATCTGTTATGATTTACTTTTCCACTCCATCCGCAAAAAGGCTGGCATCAATTATGCCTCCCTTGTTATCCTGTGCAGCAACATAAGGCAAACCTCTAGCAACCCTAAAGTCTAGCTCAACTCCTCCCTGGATAGCATTAGCTCGCCAGTCACTACCATTAATCTCCAGGGATTCTCTTTCGAGTGTGCTAACCCCTAATCTAACCTTTTTCTCGGAAGCTATGATTTCCTTCAAGGGATCAATACTCCCTGGTGATACTCCACTCCATGCGCAATTAGTCCAAGCTCGAAAGATCCTAGGATCAACAAAAAATTTAGGCGCATTGAAAATGCCTCGCGCTACTGCCTCCATCATGAAAGTTACATAAACAGGCTGGCAAAATTGATCGACCATTAATTGCCTTAGAACCTTAACTCGTCTCCAGAATTCTAACAGAGAGGCTCTGCTCGCAGAATAGCTTGAGTTAAATTGTTTGAGTAGCACCTCATAGGGAATCCCTAGACATGCTCCTATGAACTTACACATTCCTACTACATAAGGCTCAAACTGTGACTCTGGTCCTGCATTAACCGGGAAGGTTATCGAGTCACCTGGTCGCATCCAGTTAACTAAGCCAGGACCTAACTGAACCTTGTAAGGATTCCTACTAATCAAATCGTCTCGAATGCTATCATCAAGAATGTTATCGAACATTTGATCAGAAGGCATCGCGCTACTAATGAAACTAGTAAAATAGCTCTTAATAACATTTTGGATGGTAGTACTCTCGATATACCTCTGCATTTGTTTCATTTCAGCCAGACACTTTG